TATGCAACACGTATCGCAATCAGTAATTTGATTGGGGACGGGTGGTCTATGGAGACTGGTTGGGGCCTACATGTAAATGAAATTGGCGATAACGAGCACAAGATTGCTATCGTCGACTTTACACAGATGACATTCAGTCTACACGAAGAAGACTCATTCTATAACTTGGACAACAAAGTTCGGGGTATGAAGAATGAAGCCATCTTCACAATGGACCTACGCTCCTTTGTAGAGAAATATACAGACGCTCAGATTCTGGTATAATTAATCTACGGCTTAGGCCCATTTAAATGTAGGGTGCGGCTATAGGCATTCGCCAAGTCGCTAAGTAAAGCAGTGTTTACTTAATTCCTTTCGTTTGACTAGCAGCCCTACTTGTCTCATCCCCCAGCTTAGCCTGGGGGATTTGCTTTGCCCGCATGCCTGGGGACCCCATAGCTCTTTTACGAGATCTAATGTAATTTCCCGAAATTCTAGACAAATGTCGGTGGGGTAATATATAATAGGGCAATATAGCGAAAGGAATCAAAATGCCAAATTGGGTATTTAATGGTCTTACAATTGAAGGTAATCCTGAATTAGTAAATGACCTTGTAAAACAAATGAATAAGCCATTCGTCATGCTCCATGATTCATGGAATGCGACAACTGGCAATATGGAAGTAACTCAAACTACTTATCCTAATCCTGTATTTGCTTTCTATAATATTTATAATCATAGACAAGCAGGTATTACTGATAAGGATTATCTTGCACAACCGCCACGAGATATGCCCATTGAAGAACAAATGCAATTCAAGACAAATGACTGGTATTCATTCAATGTTCGTGAATGGGGCACAAAGTGGGATGTTGCTGTATCTGAGAATAAAGAATATGCAGATACTTATATTGAAGGTCCTACTCCAAATGGAGAGAATCTTGTAGTTTATTATAATATGCATACTGCTTGGTCTCCGCCCATGCCTGCCATTTCTAAATTATCTGCACAATATCCTAGTTTATTGTTTACTTTGTCCTATGAGGAAGAAACAGGTTGGGGTGGGGAATGTGAATTCCTTCGTGGAGAAATGATTAGTAATTCTGAGTATCAGAACAAATGCAGAGATTGTGATTCAGAAGATACATTAGATTATTGTGAGAATGACTGCGGTGAGATATGTTCATCTTGTAATTATATGGGCGAGGCAGACCTTGAATGCGTAGCAGAATGTCAGACCCATAAGATATACTTGGACGAAGAACACGTGCCAGAATATAGAAAGGAAGCACTAGAAAATGCAACACGGAGCATATGATGATGAGAACGAAATGGTAATGGGAGCAATTATGTCTGATATTGCTGACCAACTTCTAGACGATTGGGTTCAATCTAATTTAGATGAGGGTCAGTTTTGGTCTGATTATCAAATTGCTAGCATGTGTGATAGCAATTATCTTAAAGGTAGATTTAATCAGTTTTATGATTTGAAGCCTGAAGACCAATATTATGTGGAGGTAAATGAATAATGGAATCAGAATATGTATATCGTAAAGGTAAACTAATTGAATATCTTAAATTACATATAATCTCTTTGAATCAGGACCTAGAGCAATTGTCATCTCGTATGGATTCTCTTGACCCCGCCTCAAAAGATTTTGCTGAATTAGATGTAGAGTACAACTGGACTAGTGGGCAAGTATCCGCCACAGACCATATTTTGTCAGTGGTAGAGGATATACTATGAACGTGAATACTCTAGAACTAGAACCACACCTGCAGAGACAGGTTGACGCTGGGTCCTCTGGGACCGATATCTTGCACGGGCACCTGAAGGTGCTCATGCTTGACGCAGAACGGGAACTGGAAGAAGCACAGCGTGTGGAAGACGAGACCGAAGAGGCCATTGATTCCATGGAGCGGAAGTACTGGGAAGGCCAAGTAGACGCTCTAACTTATATTTACCAAATGACATATGCATTAGCATTCGCAATCGACGAAAGGACAAAGAAGAATGGCTGAATTAGATCTACAGGACCAAACACGTAGGGACGACGTCTACAACCAGATGTTACAAATTAACGATATGTTGGGACAGGTTGCGGCATTTCCCTCATTGTTGTGGACTTGGGTATTTGATATAATCAAAGACATCTACGACAACAATCAAATTGCTGACCTTGCTGAAACAGATATCGCAGATGAAGGAGTTCCTGAAGGAATTACTTTAAAACAAATCTTCGATAAGTTCTGGGAGGATGTAGATACTCTTGGATTCACCATGGATGACGGCGGCGAAATCCTGGAAGAATGTGTTCGTGATTGGATGCGGGACAACAATTTCCTGGTTTCCCTAGATGAGGACGGTTGGTTAGATGAGTAAATTCAAAGTATTCGGAGATAAACTAGTTGAATACTATATTGATGTGGAAGCAAATTCTGCGGAGGAGGCATGGGACATTGCCTCTAACGCAGCAACACATAATTGGATCCAATTAGAAAGGGATTCTGTAATTCAAGTTCATTTTGTAGATAACGAGCTTGAAGAAGATACAACAGATTTGTTAGAAGATGGATATCCATCCATGTCTAATGATATTATCGTAGTGGACAAATCGGACATATCCGACTAAGCTGCGAGAATGTGGGCCTAAAGGCCCCGTTACGGGGGTATTTACAAATTCGTGGATACCTGGTAAAATATACATAATCATCATGAAAGGATGAAAAATATGACAAGCAAGCGTGAATATCTAGCTTCAAAGGGAATTACTGTTGGCCGCCGTGGCCGATTCTCAGCAGCAGCTAAGCAAGCTTTGTCTGAGGCGGAAAAGAATGGAATTAAGTTCACCGCTGAAGTCAAGCAAGCAAAGAACTAAGTAGATCAGATCCAAAGGGGCTGGCGCAAGTCAGCCCCTTCTGATATAATGGGCAGTTACAAGAAAGGCGGACATGAGAAAAAGAACCAAAGTAGATAAAGTAATAGATAGTTTAGAAGAAATTCTAAACGACCACCATTTTCATCCAGCGTTAATGGCAAATATGATAACAACAAGTTATCCACCTTATACTCAATCCAAACTAATAGAACTAATTGAATATATCAAGGTCTATCATGAGAAGGAAAATGAGTTACACAAATCAACTCGTACAGCGCAATACCGCTAACTAAATAAATATAAACCTCATAGGGGTGAATTGGACATAATGTCCGATTTGCCCCTTTTGTGTTCTATTTTAGCGGGCAAGAATGCGCTTTTACGACGACATATAAAAAATCCCTCAAAGTTCTAGCATTATCTCAAAGAATATAACAAAATGTTATACAAATAGATCAAAATAGATCCAATTTAATCCAAAATCTGTCAAAATTTATCTCGTATTTGTGGGCGAAAACGCCTATTTACGAGAGCTATTGACAAATCCTGGAACATATGCTGCCATATAGGGTATTGACATTATGGGGCAAATTTGATAGGGGCTGTTCAATTACTCATATATCAATTTAAATATAATACAATAACATTTCGTTATTAAACAATAACCACTTTACTCCACTTTACTCCACAATTCTCCACTATAAAAGCCGTATAAGGCTGATAGAGAGGAGAAAAAGGAGGGGGGAATAGAAGATATAGGACCTTATTCTGGAGAATTTTCTACAGGAGCTGTAGCCATTCTCCAGCCACCTATATATGGATCCATCATATCCTGATTGACTGCTTTTCCTTCAGGATATATTATATGAACCACATTAGGATCAGATAGATCTATTATTGCTGAAGCCATGCAAAGTAATTAAGGATGATGAATATAACTAGGAGTATTCCTATGGCGTATTTCATTCTTTCCCGCCAAAATTTATGACCTTGAAGGCATCGCCTGTTTCTTCATCGATATAGTCCCAGTGATAGTAGTCTGGATCTACTGTTCCAGTTCTTTCCCAATATGCATCTGTATCCATATTCCAGATATAAACGGTTCCCCATTTATTATAAATTGGCCAGAAGGTATTCCATAGAAACAGATTTACTTTATACCGCCAACCTGTATAGGCATCTTCTTCCATATAGGAAACTTTAAGAATACCCTTAGACGCTATCTCTCCCGCCCAATTTGCGATCCATCTCAAAGGGGGTCTAGAATTATGCTGGGCTACTGAATAATCATTTATCATTTGTTATCCTTTAATTTATTTACTAGTTGACTAAAAGGCCTAGCCAATTGTTTTGGAGCTAAATAGAAGTTGTCTTCATGCTTGCGATATCTGTCGTATTTTCGTTCTACCCGCCAGGATTTGGCAAATGCTGTGGGGAACACAAACATTCCGCCTGTACTCTGGCTAACCATAACGTAGGCGATTGGTTTTGGATCTTTGGCTTCATATCCTGAAACTGTGTCAATAATCAAATCGTCATATGGAAATGATTCTGGGTTATCGCTAAAATTAAGATTACGACTCTTGACCTCAATTACCTGATCTCCTACGATAATATCCTTATCATTGAGGGTATATTCTTTTATTTCTTCCTTTGATTGGGCAAATGAGAACTCTGGTACTTCCGCCGAAATTCCTTCTGATTCTAGTCGCATGGCGACGATCTTATTGAAGGCATGGCCCGATTCCATCGCTGACTTATAATCGAACATGTTCTCTCTTTCGCCGCACTTGCCGCTTCACTTTTGAGCGTATTAAGTAG